TATCATACTGAGGTAATTGAATAATCATATCATTATGTACACTAGAACCCCAACTTAAAATATCATCAGCAGTAAATCTCTTGCTCTGAGTTTCCCACCACTTTCTAGTACATGTTGTTGCTAGTATATCATATATTTTATTATGATACTGAGCAACTACTTCATCATATACTTCTTCATCTTTATTTGCTTCTTGTCTATTATCTGGTCGTGTTGCTAGTCTTTGGTTTAAAGCAAAAACAGGTAATGTATATGACTTACCAACTTGATATATTAACCAGTCATCACTACTATAACATTCTGGTGGAACAGTAACATCTCTTAGATCATTCTTCAATTTAAATGATCCATCAGGTTGAAGATGTAACTTCTTTAACTTCTCAACAAAGTGTCTGTTAATGAGAATACATGCAGCAGATGAACTCTCACCAATTCTAGGTGATAAGTGCATTCTTATATAATCATTATGGCAATAGTATAGTTGTACTATATCCCAATCATATGGTAAATTATTATATAAAGTCTTCCAATCAAATGGCCAATGCTCTATTAGATCTAATGCCAAATCATCCTGTATCAAAAGCATATTTTCTGATATACCAGAATCATACCAATCAATAAATGTCCAGAACTCATTCATTACAATTGATGCATCAGATGGAGCAAGAAGCATCAAGTCTAATTTATGACCCCATTCACTTATTTTACTTGTATGAAATCTATTAGCAGATACCCTAGTATAATCTGTGATACCCCACTTACTAAATTCATTCTCAAGGTGTGCCTTCCTCTCAGTTCTATGATCCATATTTAAATAAAATATGGGAGGCAACCCCTTCAGTTTATCATCAAAACTTGTCATATTTAAATACACTCAATCCTGGTAAGTAAGGATAATCCTTGTAAGACCATTCCCTAGTTGGTTTTACCAATGCATCCTGAAATTTATCTATACCTTCTGCTGCTTTTTCTGGAGTCATATAATAATGATAACCCATAACATCTATATCTTGATCTCTCCAAGGTCTATAAAAATCTCTACCATCACATGACATCTTCTTTAGATAATAATATGCTTTAGGATCATCAGTAAGAATCATACCACCACGTCCTAACGGTAGATGTTTTCTTTGCTGAAAACTTAAACAAAAATATGTACCAGGAATATATGAATCCTTCTTCCATATCACAGCAGCATCAATTATATTTGTTCCAGTAATATAATAATATTCTTTCCATTCAAGATCTTCCCATCTCCATTTAATACCACCTATCTTCTTCATTATCAAAGGTACTGATAGGTAAGTATGAGTAGGAACTTTAACAGTATCATACTTCTCATATCTCATACACAATTCCATTGCATGAGTACATGAGTCCACTGCTATTGCATATGGAGCACCATAAAATTCTGCTAATAAATCTTCAAATTCTTTTATTGCACAATCTCTGGCAACCTGATCATTCAGCGGAACTGTATAACTCATAGTCGGGAGCATAAAATTTATTAAAGGCTTCCATGTCAGGTTCAATGTATGTGTGAAATACCTTCTTCGCTAACATAGTACAATTTGGCACAAAATATTTAGAGTCTCTTAAATGACCTATCTCTAGATCTTTATGTTCCCTACCTGGAACACTTCTAAGATAATTGTTAACCTTATCATTTAAGTGACTGTCTAATTTAAGTAACTTTATCGTACCATTATAATCCGAACATAGTCTTAAAAACAAGTGCTGTGGTGCGGTATGCTCATCAAATACATACTTCTTATTTTTGACTTGTTTAATTACCCATTCAGTAGGTGCTTTATATCTACACATAAACTCATTAAGTCCAGAAATCCATCTACTAACAGGATCTCTAGACATTGAAAAAAATGTATATCCACTCTCAACTAAAAACTTTGCCATAGCATCATAGTCATTCGCTTTAGGAAACTTCTCAAGAGGAATAAAACTCTCTCCTTCCATTAAGAATGCTGATGTTATTGACGTACTACCGCACTTATCAACATGTAAATAAACTAACTTACGTTTAACATCTAAGTAACAATTTATAAAACCATCTCTATGAATTGCTTGTCCTGGTAATCCTTTATGCAATTTAAAGGTAAATGTAGAGCAGTACTCAGGATACTCATCAACCAAATAATCAATAACTGCTCTTCTTACCATTTTGGAATCTTCTTATAAGTATCTTGAATCATAGGCATCATATCACCTTCTACTTTATCAATGATGTCATCTATAACATTAACATCTAAATCCATAAATGGTGGAATGATTCCGAGTATGCGAAGTAATCCATCAAGGAATAATGCAAGGCAAGTAAACCCAAGGATCATACTTATGATCGTAGCATCACGATTATGTTTCCGCATAGATGCTTCATCAATCGCTCTTGCTTCTGCTAGAGCATCCGCAATCATTTTATCCACTTCTGCTTTTGTATAGAAGTCTCCAATGATTGGGATATCGTGTCTATCTGGACTCATATCCCTCCTTTAATTACCATACCCTAATTGGTGGATCAGTAGGATGCCACATGCCCTCTTCCTCCCAATGATCTGGGACTGGTTCCAATTTAGGATAATGTTTTTTATCTTCTACTAATTCAATAATAACCGCATCCAAAATACGATTAAAAGATCTTGACATCTGACGATATCCAGATCCAACATACATTTGTCCAGCAAAGACAGATACTGTAGCAGCACCCCAGAAAATATAATACCACCTAGATTTAACTTGATGTCTTTGCTTTTTTGTCAATTTGATTTTAGTCATGTGCTGTAATTTGCATAGTATATCTGTTGGTAGATCCAACATTAGCCGCAATATGCGGTGTATCACCTCTCCACATTATATATTCTCCTTTGGTCCAGTTCACTACTGGTTTTGTGTCAACCTCGAAGTAATGTCCTGATTCCCAGTCATTTAGGAATACTAATATTCTACAGATTTTTTCTAATTTGTCAAGATTATGCATAGACTTATAACGTGGATAAGTATCCCTATGCTCTGGCATAATCGTTCCTGGTGGCATACAGTAGATAGATGAACAAGCATCTTGTAACTCGTATTTGTTAACAAGATAGTTCTTCACCTTAGTACACCAATCAGGAAGTCCTCTATATTCCTCTCTCAATAATCCCGTATAGTTAACGTAAAGATGTCCAATAGACTTCCACTTATCCACTGTCTTATCACATGGAAACTGTCTTCTATCTGGATATTCAATTTCAGATGGATCTCCCATCAACTCTAAAGGTATATTCAAAATTCTATCGACTCCCTATCTCTAGTAAACCAAGTAGCAATAGTATATCTAGTACCACCACGAATTGAAGTAACACCATGTAATATATCACTCGGTAAAAATACTACCTTACCAGTCTCAGGAATACACTCCGTACCATATTCTGGAAAAAATGTATGTCCACCATCATAGTCATCATTCAAATAACATATAGTAGTATAATCCCTCATTGTTAAATGCTCGTCCTTCTCAAGATCATATTCATTATCCCTATGAGGGTCCATAGCATAACTGCTTGTATCCGAAGCACGTATTCCAGAAGGCCACTTAACTACATTTGTATTCTCAGTAAAAATATATTCATCCTCAGGAAATAATTTAGCAATGGTTTGAACCATCATCTGATCAAATATCTTAAATCTTTTTTTAACTTCATATTGATTTACATTAGATATTGCAATAGTCCTACCCAAAAAGAATTCGTCCTGTAAATTATCATAATCTTTAGGAGTATTCTCAAACCAATCTATAACCCATTGGCATATCTCAGGTTCTATAAAATTACGGACTTCATGTATCAAAAGGTAAATCCTCCAAACTTATCCTTAAACTTAGTCTCAGGAGTATCCTCCTTATCATGACCATTATCAACTACACCTTCTTGTGCCTTTTGCTCAACATCATATAATCTCATCTTTGCTCTATCAATACCTACAACAAATCTCTTAAACATTGTAGGATCATTATATCTATTCTTTAATTGCTTTACCATTATCTGATTCATACCTTCCAACTCTTCTGTCGATATAAGTGCAAACATAAAATCAGCAGTAGCAGGAAGGCCAAAAGATTCAGAGGTGTCGGTAAGATCAACGTCACTAGAACCAAATCCGCTACGAGTAGTTTGAGTCGCTGAGATGATAGGAACATTCGCTTCAACAGCGAGACCACGGAGTTCTTCCGCAATCGCTTTGATGTATGAATATGAGTTGACTGTTGAGTTCCCACGGTAACGACTGGAAGCACAGATGTTTAAGTAATCTACAAATATTATATCAGGTCTGAATGACTTCTTCAATGCAAGTTCATTAAGTAATGCTTTGAAATGTCCTGAGTGTGCAGACGCAGTAGGGTATTCTTTAATGATAAGTTGCCCTTGTGTCTTACCCATAAGAGTATCAATCTTCCCTTGGAACATTGGTTTAGGAAGATCTGTTATATCTTGTATGTTGACATTAAGTAGATTAGCGTCAATCCTCTCCGCAATCTTTTCCTCTGCCATTTCCAATGTAATGTAGAGAACATTTTTGCCTTGGAACAACACTGAGCTTGCCACATGACACATGAATAAAGATTTTCCAACACCTGTGCCAGCGAGAGCAATGTTGAGAGTCTTATTCGGTACTCCACCCTTTGTAATCTTGTTAAAGTATTCAAGATCAAATGGGATCTTCTCTTCCTTCTTGTGATAGTACTCATAACGTTCATCAACATTACCAAAGTAATCGTGCCCTATATTATTATCGAAAGAAACAGCCAGAGCGTCAGACAAAATGCTAGGAATAGCATCCCTTCCTTTCTTGTCATCTTGTCCATCTGCAATTCCTATTGATTCCATTAGTGCTAAGTAAATAGCACGTTCCCTACACCACTTCTCAGTAGAATCTAATAACCACTGTTCATCCTGTGGACTATGTTCAAGATTACCAACTAAAACCTGAACGTCTTTAAGCAACTGTTCAGTAAGATCCCTACGATTTGATATCTCAATTAACAGTGCTTCAACAGTTATCTGAGTATCATACTTAGTTATAAATTGAACAACTTCTTCAAAAACTAATTTTTGTCCTTGCTCCTGAAAATAATCAGGCTCAATAAAAGGTATCACCTTTCTAGAGTATTCCTCATTGTAAATGAGATTCTCTAAAATAGTTACTTCAATAGTGTCCATTATCTGCCGTAGCTAAATTCTTCTTTTGCTATAGCATCTAATTTTTCTAATATCTCTTCGGTAAAATAATCTTCAGGATCTTTATAGATTGCTTTGGCATAAACCTTCTTACCATTAATCTCATATCTACCTGCGACATTTTTCCACAACCCTCCTATCTCACCTAGTTCTAATAGACCGTAATAACGATCTAATCCTCTCTCATCAAAATAAAGACGTATATTTACTTCTTTGTTTTCTTTGGAAAGTCTAGACTTGGCTGTCTTAGCTTTAATAATGTTTCCAACAACTTCGCTCTGATCCTTTTCCTTTTTTTTGCTGAGATAAATGATCGT